GGTCGGCAGCGCGGTGACGGCTCGGTCGACATCGCGTGGGAGCACACCGCGCCGTGGGTCGACGCGTTCGTGAACGAGTGCGCGGCCTTCCCGTTCGGCGCGCACGACGACGACGTCGACCAGATGACGCAGGCGCTCCGGCGCCTGTACCGGCCGAAGCGAGGCGTCGGCACGGGCGACTTGCCCGGCTTCTAGTCGGCGTCGGACATTGTCCGTGCGTCGTCGTTGACATTGTGCGCCGCGGTCCCGATAATCGGGACACACCTCCGCATGGCCACCCGCCAGCAGACGCAGAAGCATCCGCTCTATCGAGAGTTTCAACCGGTCTGGGCGCAGCTCTTCGACGTGTACGAGGGCGCCGGCGGCTTCCTCGACGCCAGGCGGCCGTACCTCGTCGCGCACCCGCGCGAGTGGCAGGACCACAGCATCCCAGTCCTGAACGACCAGAACCAGAAAATCGGTAGCCAGCCGAATCCGTCGCCGATGAATCCGTCGCCGAAGCTGCGCATGCGCTGGAAGCTGGCGCGCTACGAAAACATCGCGTCGACGATCGTTGACACGCTGCAGGGCACGCTCTTCGGCGTGCTGCCGACGCGCACGGTGGCCCAGGACGTCAAGCCCGAGGAGGCGATTCGCCTCTGGTGGGCCGACGCCGACGGGAACGGCGCATCGATCGATGACGTGCTGATGGAAGCCTGGGTGCCGGCGGCCGTGTTCGGGCACACGTTCCTGGTGGCGGAACCGCCGTCGGACGCTGAGACCGTCGCGGATCGGACCGCCCCGCTGACGTCGCTGTACTCGCCGCTCGACGTCATCGACTGGCTGACGGATGCGCGCGGGATGCTCACGGCGATCAAGTGCCTGGACATCGCCCCACGCGCCTCGCTGAACGTCGCCGCCAAGCCGTCGGACCTGCGCGTGCGCGTGATCGACGCCAAGGCATACACGACCTACGACGCCAGCGGCACGGAAATCGAGAAGGTCGAGCACGACTACGGCGTGTTGCCGGTGGCGGTGCTCTATAGCCGGAAGCGCAGCCTCATCAAGGTCGTCGGGAAGTCCATCCTCGGCGATCCGCAGGTGTACCTCGACCTCTACAACATGGGGTCGGAAGGGCGTGAGCTCCTCCGGGGCCAGACCTTCGCGATGATCAACGTGCCCATCGGGCAGGACGGTGACGTCGAGTCGGAGCGCACGCTCATCGGCTCGCAATCGGGCACGCAGTCCGTGCTCTTCTCGCGCAACCCGGCGAACCTGCTCGAGCCGTCTGGCACGAGCCTCGAGGGCTACCATCGCGAGATTGATCGCGTCGTGCGCGCCTGTTACCGGAACGCGCTGGTCTCCTGGGAAGGCGATTCCCGCGACGCCGAAGCGGCCGATTCAAAGCGGCTCAAGCGCGAAGACATGCGCGCGGCGCTGACCAAGTTCGCCAAGGAGTGCGCGGGGTCTGAGCGCAAGCTGACCGAGTTGGTCTTCCGTGCCGTCTACGGCGATCGCTGGAAGGCCGAGCTCGCGCGCGTGCAGCCGCGGACCGCCTGGCCGAAGGAGTTCACGCTCCCGGACCTCGACGCGATCATCGCGCGCACGGTCGAGGCGCTGACGCTGGATCTGGGTGCAACGGCGGCGAAGCAGCTCAAGAAAGACACCGCCAAGGCGCTGCTGCCGGAAGCGACGCCGGAGCAGGCTGCGACGATCGACGACGAGATCGACGCGCAGACGATCCTGACCGCCGAAGAGAAGCAGGCCGCACTGGTCGAGGCCTCGGCCGCGCGCATGGCGGAGGCGGGGCAGCCGAAGGCGAAGCCGGAACCGCCGAAGCCAGGGCAGCAGGCGGCGTGACCTGATGCCGGTCTGGCAACACGTCGGCGATGAGTTGATCAACGTCAGCCAATGCTTCAGGGTCTCGAAGGAGAACCTGACTGTCGGCGGTGAGCCATTCACCATCGCCCTTCACTGGCCGGATCAGAAACACGTCAGCCGCCTGCACTTCCATCACGAGTTCCAGCGGGATCAAGCGTTTGAGGCGATCGTTATGAAGCTGGATATGGAAGAAAAAGCCAGCCGTGCCTGACCCCGCTGATCGTGGCCGTGACATTGCGCGCCTCATCGCCGCCCTGACCGACCAGTTCGTCGAGGAACTCCGCCGCGTCCTCAAGGCCACCGACCAGGACCTCCGCGCCCTCATCGTCGACGAAGGCATCGCGCGCGCGCTCACCGCGCAGCGCGTCGTCACGCTCCGCGTGCAGATTCGCAAGCTCCTCACCGACGCTGGTTACGACGGACTGGCGGTCACGTCCGTCGAGGAGGCCGCCCGCGCCTACGCGCGGTCGTTCCTGGACGCGCGGGTCCGGGCGGATGCCGCGCAGCTCCTCGCCGGCGCGCAGCCGAAGCTGCAGGCGATGGCGCAGATGGCCCAGACGGATCTCCTCGGTCTCGGCGACGAGCTCGCGCGCCAGCTCTGGCAGAGCGTGACGCAGGCGACGATCACGGCGCGGCCGGTGTCGACGATCCTCGCGGACCTCGAATCGGCGACCGACCTCGGCCGGGCCCGTATTGCGACGCTCTTCGACACGCTGTCCTCGATGCTCGCGCGCGCGACCGAGACCGCCGGCGCCGACGAGCTGCCACCCGACCAGAAGTTCGTGTACGAAGGGCCGCTGGATTCGAAGACCCGCGACTTCTGCGCGAACCTCCTCGGGCAGGAACTCACCCGCGCCGAGATCGACGCGCTCGACAACGAGCAGCTGCCGAACGTGTTTCTTACCGCGGGTGGGTACAACTGCCGGCACAGCTGGATTGCGGTGGCGCGATGAGTCTCTACCCCCACATCCGCATCAGCGCAGAGCTCCGGTCGCTCTTGGACGAGGCGCGCACGGCGGGACCAACCGCTGACGCCGCGGCCGTGCTGTTCATGGCGCTGGTGGCGTCCCAGTACGGTCAGGTGCACGAGCTGGAGCGGATGTACCGCCTTACTAAGCCGCCTGCACGACCGACGCTTCGATGAGCCGGTTGAGGTCAGTACGTCGGAACCACAGGCGTCGCGTGCCGTCGAACCGCCTGTCGGAGGTTTCCTCACAAAAACCAGGCGGACGATACGGAGCATGACAAACGAACAGGCTCAGTCACAGCGGTCTCGCGAAGCAAAACCAGGCACGGTCCTCGTCACAGCCAAGCAGGCATCGACGATCATCGGCCTGCCGTACAAGAGCATCATGGACCTCCATTACCGCGGTCTACTCCCGATAGTTCGGTTCGCCGGCGGCCGGCGCGTGTGGTTCCGTCGCCAAGACATCGAACAACTGATCGAGGACTCGCTGACGCAGGCCAGCCGCGCAGCGGCTATACAGCCGGAGTCTTCACCGGAGACTAGCTAGGCGTACTTCTCCGCGAACCGCTGGTCGTTCATCGACAGGAGCACGATCCCCTCGACGAAGCCCACGATGGCCGGGATGAACGTCCAGCAACACACCAGGTACACGACGCCCAGGCCGGTCTGGCCCAGGTAGAACTTGTGGACGCCGATGCCCCCGAGGAAGATGCCAAGGAGGCCCGCCGCGACCTTGCTCTTCTCGCTCGATCCCGCCGCCGCGCGCTGGCGCACGCCGCACTTCGGACACAGCTCGGCCCGGATCTTGATGACCTGGCCGCAGGATTCGCAGTACTTCTCGTCGAGACCTTTGGCTGGGGTGTCAGTCATAGCCGGGGATAGTAACGCGAAAGCGTCAGGCTTCCGACAGGCCTCTTGACTCGTTGACAGTGTCAGGCGCACAATGTCAGCCGTCTGACATGCCGGTTGTCGTCACGCGCAACTTTCCACCCTTGACCGAGCTGGATCTGCTCACCCGAGAGGATTGGCGTGCCGTCGGCCATGATCAGCGCGAGCGCATCATCCGCCGCACCAAGGCCGGCCGCGACGTCGACGGCCGCCCGTTCGCTCCGTACAGCCCGTCCTACGCCAAGCAGCTCGCCGCCGAGGGCATGAGCACGACGCCCGACCTCGAGGTGAGCGGCCGCATGCTCCAGGCCATCACGGTGCAGCCCGACGCCGAGGGCGTCACGCTGCGGATTCAGTAAATGCCGCGCCAGACGCTCATCCAGAAGAGCCGCCGCGTGCCACCCGCCGAGAAGGCCGCGTACCACCAGATCACCGGCGCCGGGCGGCGCAAGGTCGTGCGCGAGTTCTTCGGCGTGAGCCGCGAGGACGAGGACGCCATCACCAGGACGCTCGACGAGCGGCTGAGTCGGAATCTGAGGTAGCCAGGTGCCCAAGCTCGAGATCGAGATCGGCGACGACGGCAAGATCGGGACGCTGCCTGCGGAACTGCAGACGTTTTTCGACAAGCGCATCGGTGAAGCCGTCGGCAAGGCGAAGGCCGCCGCGGCCGAGGAAGCCGCGCGCCAGTCCGCTGATCCCGTGCTCCGGGAACGCCTGAAGGCCCTCGAGCTGGAGACCTCGCAGCTGAAGGAAGCCGAAGCGCTGCGCACCAAGAACTTCGACGCCGCTCAGCAGCAGCGCGACGAGCGGCACGCGAAGACGCTCGCCGAGAAGGACGACACGATCGCGAAGAGCCAGGCCGCGATCGACAAGCGCACGACGCGCATCCGCGAGCTCGTCAAGAACGAGCTCGGCATCGTGGCGGCCAAGGCCGGCGCCCGCGCCGAATCGATCGAAGAAATCAAGGAATTGCTCGACAAGCACATCGCGCTGGACGACGGGTTCCAGCCGTTCGTGCAAGACCTCGCCAAACCCGGGAATCCCAGACTCGATAAGGACCAGAAGCCGGTCTCTCTCGAGGGTCTCGTCACGACGTACCTGACCGACCATCCGCACCACAAGGCCGCCGGCACGAGCCGGACGGGCCTGGCGCGGACGGGTGCGTCGCTTACGCAGTCTCTCGCCTCCGCCAAGCCTGGCCACGACACGCTCGAGGCGCATCGCGCTGACATTCGCTCGCGTCAGACGAACGATGCCCTCTCGTCTCGGGGCTAAGTAACCGGCGGCGGCACAGACAGAGGGAGTCCCTATGCCTTTCACCGGTGTTGCCTCGAACGAACTGCTCACGATCAGCGGCGTCCAGGAAGACGTGGCCGCCGCGCTGATCGAGCTGCATCCGAAAGAACTGACCCTGCTCGGCTGGCTCGGCGATGCCGATGATCCGGCGACGTCCACCAAGCACGAGTGGTGGGACGATTACGCGCTGCCCAACAGCGTCATCACCTCCACCGCGATCGCGTCGACGACCGGCGGCGACATCTCCATTGCCATCAACGGCAAGGGCCTCGCGCTGACCATCGGGACGGTCCTGCACAACCGCTCGGCCAACCCGGAGTACTACCAGGTGAAGTCGATCGTCGGCGCGGATTCGATCACGCTCGCGCGCGGCTACGGCGGCGCGGTGGCGGCCGGCTCCGGTTCGCTCGCGGTCGGCGGGACGCTCTGGATCACGGCGGCGGCCGGCGTGGAAGGCGACGACCACAACGGGCGTGGCACGCGGCTCCTCGGTGATCGCCGGGCCAACACGGTCGGCCTGTTCCACATCCCGATCGCCGTCTCGGGTACCAACCAGGCGCTCGCCGGCTTCGGCCGGAACATGCTGGACACGCAGCGCCGCAAGGCGCTGGAGCAGGCGCTGTACTCGCTCGAGGTCGAAGTGACCCGTGGCGTGCTGAACGCGGCCAACTCGCTGGCGTCGGCCACGACCACGCGCACGATGAAGGGCCTCAAGGAGTGGATCACCGGCGCCACGGGCGCGATCAACTCCACGGTCACGGTGGCCTCGTTCACGGCGAACGCCCACGTCTACCTCGGGGATGCGTGGGAGAACATCGTGTCCGCCGGCGCCAGTCCCGAGACCGAGGACTGGGGCATCATCGCGGGCCGCACGAACTTCCGCCTGATCTCCAACATGAACGACAGCAAGATCGAGGACGTCTCGGCGACGGAAGGCTTCAAGCGGGTCGTGC